ATGTGGATATCATGCCTTTAATGGTTACGAGTGCTTTGATTGTGGATACCGCGTCAATAGCAATTTCGATGACGAGGATCGCATCAAAAACATTTGGGATGAGGATTTAAATTGGCCTTATTAAGGCACGGTCTCCGTTCTGTCTGATTTAGAAAGAGCAGGCGCCTATTGTGGCGCCCTGCTCCCAGCTTTGACTAAAAGGGAGGCGGTGAGGGATGGCACGGCCCAAAAAAAGGACGGTTGATTATTTCCCCCACCAATGTAATCACGGAAAAACGATGTTCATCCTTGAACAAAAATACGGGAACGATGGATATGCTTTCTGGTTTAAACTGCTGGAACAGTTGGGGAGCACCGAAGGGCATTTTCTACACCTAGAAAACCCAGCGGATTGGGAGTTTCTACAGGCAAAAACCCACCTAAGCGATAGTAAGTGTCAGGAAATACTCGATCTATTGGCCCGGTTGGATGCCATAGACCAGGATCTATGGGAGAACCACCGGGTCGTCTGGTCCCAAAACTTTGTTAACGGAATATCTGATGTTTACCGTAACCGACGGATGGAAACCCCGTCAAGACCGAGTTTCTACGCCGTAAAACCTACACCAGACGGTGTAACTACACCTGAAAACCCACAAAGTAAACTAAAGGAAACTAAATTAAAGGATATAGATGATCATAACAACGACTGGGTCAAAATCGCCTCCGCCTATACCGAACTAACCGGACGGCCGGAAAGCCCTCTTGACGTCCAGGACATGCAGGAAGTTTTGAAGCTGGCGGACGCCGACCAAATCATCCAACTAATGCGTGAGATACACGCACGATTCAGGCCCAAATACGACGGGGACAAGATCAAATCATTCGGTTACTTTCGGGCGGCCATTGAAGGGGAACTAAAGGGAGGTGGCGAGATTGGAACCGATCGCAGACATCCTGAAAAGAGCGATGCCGCAAAACGATTCTACAGCAAGACCCTTGACGATTTCTGAAATCATGGACCTGCCCACAATCGGGATTACGCCCGGGAAGGCCCGGAATCTGGGGTTTGCGTTTCGCTACGAACCACCGAAAGAAAAACGCTGCGAATTTTGCGAAAGAACACTCGTCCCGGTTGGCCGGCGGGCAATGATGAGAGGCGAGATCGTCGAGTGGACAGGCTGGCAGGAATGTATATGCGCCGAATCCGCGAAACATAAGGAAAAACTCGAAGCCGAGAAAGAAAAACAACGCATCGCAGAAGAGGAAGCCGCCAGAAAAGCCCTGCTCCAAGAGCGGGTGCGAAAACTCTTCGACATGAGCCAGCTTGGAAAGCGCTTTATGACCCGGACCTTTGCGACATGGAAACTGACTCCCGAGAACAAAAAAGCCTTTGAATCGGCAAAAAAATACGCCGAGAAGTTCGAGACCTACAAAGAAAAAGGCATCGGTCTCATGATGTCCGGGACCAAAGGAACCGGCAAGACCCATCTGGCGGCGGCTATTACAATCGAGCTGATCAACAAAGGGACGCCGGTCATCATGAACACCATGATCGGGCTGCTATCGAAGATTAAGGGCGCTTATGACGGCGAGCTCAAAGAAACCGAAAACTCACTCATTGACCTATACAGCACCGTCGACCTGCTTGTCATCGATGACCTGGGCAAAGAGCGGCCTAATGAGTGGGTGCTGGAAAAACTCTATACCATCATCAATGCCAGGTACGAGAATCTTTTACCCGTGATTGTAACGACCAATTACGACATAGATCGGCTACAGGATCGGCTGACGGTCAAAAACAACGCCGAGACTGCAGGGGCTATAGTCTCCCGGCTAAATGAGATGTGTGTAGGGATTGAGATGAACTGGGAGGATTGGAGGTTAAAACCATGAGCGCGATATTCTATTACTGGTTCTGTATTCGGTGGCTTTGGAAAAACCGGAACTGGGCTGACACCAGACAGAAATACAAGGCAATGAATCGGGACTATAGCAAGTGGCTATGGAACCGTATTAGGAGGTGAACGAGCGTGCAATGCGTCTGTTGCGGCGATTACGTCCCGGAGGGAAGGCAAATATGTATCCAATGTGAAGCACAATGCGACCATGCATATGCCCGGAATGTTACGGGTTCGATTGAGGGAGGGATGGACGTGGTTAAAAGGGTTAAGATTGTTATCCCGGTTATCCCGGAATCGCAGAACGTAATGTTACGAATGAACCGTTACGAGCGACACAGAGCCTTGCAAGAAAAAGCAGCATTAATCAAATGGTATTGCAAAGAAAGACCAGACAAGCCCTTCCAAAAAGCCCATGTTTCAATTAAATATTATTTCCCAGACCGTTGCCGCCGTGACCCGGACAACTACACCGGCGGCGGAGCGAAGGGACTGATTGACGGGCTGGTGCAAATAGGGATTATCGAGGATGACAGCTTCGGGCATATCAGGTTGACGGTGGATGGGGATGTAGACCCCAACGAGCCGCGGACGGAGATAGAGGTTACGGAAATAGATTGAAGGGGGGGTATCTATGGGATGGCAAAGGGGAATAGACCGCTGGGAGTTGGATATTATCTCCCGGCACAAAATGATGGACATACCAACCGACACTTGGACGGCGCGGCGGCTGGCGAAAGGCCTATACTTCTTGGATTTGGCGAGGAAACACGAACGAGCAGGGGACGCGGAACAGGCCGAGTGCCGAAAGGCGCGGTGTGAGTTGGTATGCCGGAAACATCTTGGCCGCCGGTGCGCTCGGTTGGGCGGGACTAAGGTCCCGACGGTGATCGGAATATTGAAAGTCCCGTTCGGGAATAGCCCGGACGCGATTACTGCCCTGTTCATGGCTGAGGCGGCGGCGGGAGGAGATACGATATGGCGGAGGATCGGGAGCCAAAAATTCAATTGATGAGGTGATCACATGAGTGCGATATTCTCGCCCAGAGCGCACGTGCGGCGCGTGGAGGGGATCTTTGCCAAAGCGAAAAAACTGGGGGTTGTTTAAGATGGCAAAACATCAAAAAATCAAAGAGTGGCATACATGCGATGTTTGCTGCGAACAGTGTGAACCTGTAGGAACTATTGAAATCCCGTTTGCCTACTCCATGGACTTGGTTTACAAAATGCGGGTTAGAGTGTCGGCTTACATTCCGTATGCTACTTCGGATGGCGATGTATGTTTTAAATGCTTCAGAAAGCACATTCAGAAATGGATTGCGGACCAAGAGAGGCGGGGCAAGTGAACTACTACAACGGGAAGAGGTGGAGGTATGAAACCAATACTAGATGCGTGTTGCGGCGCAAAGATATTCTGGTTTGATAAAAAGAACCCAAACGTTCTATTTTGCGATAAAAGGGTAGTTCCGTATCATGAATATTACAAAAACCGCTATATCGAGATTAAACCGGACATGGTTTGTGACTTTACCAACCTGCCTTTCCCGGACAAGTCGTTTAAATTGGTTGTGTTTGACCCTCCCCACTTAACGAGGGCTGGCAAATCTTCATGGATGGCGCTTAAATATGGATGCCTTGAAGATGATTGGCCGCAGATGCTACATGATGGATTTTGGGAGTGTATGAGGGTATTAGATGACTACGGGACGCTGATTTTCAAATGGTCTGAGGTGCAAATTCCATTAAAGCAAGTGCTGGACGCAATTAAAGCCGAACCGCTTTTCGGGCACAGAAGTGGGAAACACAATAATACGCATTGGATGGCATTTATGAAGTTTCCAAAGGAGGTGGAGGCGTGAACTACTACAACGATAACGACCCCAAAGTAGCGGCGGAATTTATCAAAGCATATAAGGAGTGTGACAGATGAACATAGCGATCTTGGTTGGCAGGTTAACCCGCGACCCGGAACTTAAGTTTTTACAAAGCCGGACAGCAAGACGAGCGATGGGCCGGACTGAGGAGGTGCAATTATGAAAGAGATCAAATTCCGCGGGAAGCGGAAAGATAACGGTAAATGGGTATTTGGGAGCCTAGTAAACAGCCTATACAAACGCGAGGACACCGGCGAACCAGTGACACATATCGTAACTACCGACAACTGCGACAGTTGCTTTAACACTTGCGACAACGACGAAGAATATTTCACCTGCGAGGATTGTTTTGTGGAAGTCGACCCCGAAACCGTCGGGCAATACACCGGACTAAAAGGTAAGAACGGCAGGGAGATTTATAAAGGGGATATTGTAAAAGTTGTTACCAGAGAGTGCGTGGGAGAAGGACGGACCATAGGCTCCATAGGTAGATGTAAAAATCTCACACATTACAAATATGCAGATGTTGTTAGTATCGGGGTAGTTAAGTGGGGTAAGACTCAATACCCTTACGATAAAGTGAGTGTGTATTATGTTGACACGGAAAATGAATTAAATTTTGACACTTACTTTTTCCGAGAGAAGCCTAACGATCCCCCTCGGATATATAAAACAAAGATAAAACCTGCTCTTGAAGAGGTAAAAAGCGTGGAAGTAATCGGCAACATCTACGACAATTCAGAACTGATGGAGGTGCGAACATGAAAGAGATTAAATCCCTCGAAAAACAGAAAGACACAGACGAGAGGGGTGGCCGTCGGTGCGACACTTGCCAAAAAAGAACTCTTTCCGGTTGGTGCCGGGTTCTCATAAAAAACATCGGCAGGGACCGGGATTGCTGGGCCTGGACCGATGACCCTGATTGGGAACAGAAGGTCCGGCAGGCAGTTAAAGAGTACGGAGAAAAGGGTGGTGGTGTGTTATCGCATGGGTAGTTATAGATGGATTGCTACACGTCGGGGCCGGATTAGCCGCGTTAACCATTGTTCTTTATCTCATATGGGCTTACATAAAAGGGGGGGAGGACATGGCCAAGAACACTATGTTATGCCGACTTTGCGGTTCGGACATGTTGCCGGTTCCGAAAAAAATGTGGGTCTGCAAACTTTGTGAAGCGGAATTCCAGCGTTATTTTGCCTCCTGTATCTGTGGCGGGAAACTGAACCGTGAGACCATAGAACGGTGGCAATGTCCTGACTGTGGCTCCGAGTTCCGCCGAGGGGATCCACAATGGATGATAGACAAGCGGATTGATGCGGAAGAACGGGCGCGGATACTGGCGCTGAAGAGGAATGGCCGGTCGCGGTCCGGGCGGTCCCGGAAGAGGAAACACGAGAAAGGGCCGTGGACGCTGACGAATTATCAGGGATAAAAAACAAGGGAGCGCGGAAAAAACAGGTTGACACAAACCCAAACCGTTGCTATACTTATAATAGAGCTTGTTGTCTCCACCCGCCGGTATAGCGAGGGGTTTAAGCACCTCTGCCCACGGGTGGGGATATTTTTATGTGCAAAAAAAAGACCGGGTTCCGGTCTATTTTTTTTCCCATTTATGAATATATGCTACGATCATCTCTCGGATGACCGTAGACATTACCCGGTCTTTGGGGAGGCCGGGATTTTGTTCTTCGGCCACACGACGGAAACGGTCTTTTAGGTCTTTGTCAATACGGACTTGGAGATAGTCTTTCATATTATGCACTTCCTATCTTTATTGTTTGCCGGGATAGGCTCCCGGCGGGCCTATACGTGTGCCAGGGCACGGGCCCCAATAATCCGGCCCTGGTCGTCTCGGACGACGTCGTCCGGGACGAATACGTCCCACCGGTCGGGGACGGCCTGGGCGACGATTGCGGATACCACATAGATGGTATCCGGAAAGACGATACCCGGACGCGGGTCGGGCAGGTCAGACACCGCTCCAAACCGGGTCTGATTCACCGGGACGGTAATCCCGTCCACGGTGACGGTATCCACCTGCTTCCGGTAAACCTCGCACCGGGCAACCCGCCCGGACGGCGGAATGGTGACCGTCGGGCCGGTCGGTCCGGCTGGCATCAGGTTCAGGGCGTGGGGCGTAAGGTTCACGATATTCAAGGTTTTCCCTCCTTTCTTCCCGGCCTTGTGACCGGCACCCCTTTCGGAGTGGGGCATTACCGGGGCATGAAGCCCCGTCACTCTGCGCTAAAATGTCCCATCTTTTAAATTTTCGTAGGAGTATCGGAGATCTCGCTCGAAAGCAGACGCATCTGTATATGTTTCGTTGAATATGCAGGTTGAGGTGGTTTCTCCTACCACCTCTACAGTCATGCGGACATGTCTCTTTTCTAGGGTGACAAGGAGGCGGTGGTCTCCGATGTACTCTTCATAGCTAGGGTTTTCAGGAGAGAGCTGGAATTTCTCTCCATAATCTTCGTCCAGCACCAGGATGGCATCTGGGGGCCAGGCACCGCAAAGAACATCGGGGTCAATGCCATAGTTTTTGCAAAACAAATACCAATGGACCTCATGGTAAGGCCCCACAACCCCGTTCGCGTCCACCTCGGCGGCCTCCATGCCGGCGGAAGCCCAATCGCGGATGGAGTACCGCTGGCCATCGTTTCCAACGATGTAATCGATAGAAATCACGTGCATACTATTTTCCTCCTTATAATTATTTTGCCGTTATCGGCATTCCTTATAGGTAGGCTAGCGGGCCGGGATAGGCTCCCGGCGGGCCTTGGTTTCTTTCACTCCGGAGCGCTTACAGGTTTTCAACGATTTTCAGGACCGTTCAAACCTCCCCGCTGAAAAGCGGTTGAAAAAACTCGTACCTGCCAGTTGGCCGGATGGTCGCCGGGCCGGGATAGGCTCCCGGCGGGCCGGGTTAGAACTAGGAATTCAGGAAGGCTTCATCCTTCCAAAAGCGCTGGACCCACGCATGGAACTCAGCAGGTTCCTCGGCGCAGTCGGCGATAGGTGTCCCGTCCTGGGTGACGACGGCGGCGTCCGGGAACTGGGAGTAGTCTATGTCTCCGGCGATGTACCGCGTGAGCGCGAAGAGGCTGACCTCATTCACTTCGTAGCCAGCCCAAACGAGGAACTCACGGGCGGTCATGGGTGCCTCCTCCCAGGTGATCGTGACCTCAGCCTGGTCTTCGCCGTCCACGGTGTGGATGTAGGCCGTAGCGACGACCGGGCCGGGGGCCTCCGTGGGACCGGCGTGGAGACTGATGTAGTAGTCGGCGATAGGATACGATCTTTCGATCTTCTCCGTGTCGTAGCTCCCCCAGGCGGGGATCTCTTCCTTCTGCGCGAGTTCGGCGAGCGTCTCGATGACGTCGGCGAATACATCTTCGTACAGCGCTGACTTCGGGACGGTGACAGTCTTTTCCATATTGACTCCTCCTTATTTCATATTTTCATTGTGCCGGGATAGGCTCCCGGCGGGCCGGTTTGGATTTGGTTGACTTGATTATACCACGTTGTCATGGCGTTGTCAATACTTATCGATAAAACAATTACCCCCCATATGCAGGGCGGGAAAAAGATTAAATTTTCTGACAATAGGAGGTGAAGGGGAAATGCCACGAGCAAGTGTTGACAACCTAGACACAAGAAAAAAGACACAAGAAGCGTTTTTGGCCGCATACGCCCAGACCGGCATCATATCTGCGGCGTGCCAAGCAGCCAACATAAGCCGCCAGACTTATTATAACTGGTATAATGGCGACGACGAGTTTCGCGAGCGCGCGAAGGAAGCGAAGCAGGCGGCCACGGACGCGATGGAGTATGAGGCGTGGCGGAGAGCGGTCCAGGGGGATGAAAAGCCGTATTACTACCAGGGCCGGGTGGTCGGAAACATTCGGGAATACAGTGACAACCTGCTCATGTTCCTGCTGAAGTCTCGTGACCCGGATCGGTTCAAGGACCACGTATCTGCGGAGGTGCGCGGTGAGGGCCTGACTATCATCATCGGTGGGCAGGAGGTAGGCGGCAAGGCATGATCTGGGAAGCACAGCCGCGCCAAGAGCGGTTTCTTCGTGAAGTGTTGGACCCGGACGGCGCGAATGAAATACTGTACGGCGGTGCGGCAGGCGGCGGAAAGACCGATGCGCTACTGATAGCGGGGATTATGTGGTGCCGCATGTTTCCCGGAGCGTGGGTGCTGTATCTCCGCCGGACATACCCGGAGCTGGAGCAAAAACCTATCCCCCGGTCGAAAGAGCTCATCCCGGCCAGTGTGGCAATATATCATGAGACGAAACACCGGTGGGTGTACCGAAATGGTTCAGTCTTCCAGTTCGGGTCATTGGACAAGGCGGGGGACGAGGTCCGATACCAATCTGCAGAGTATAGCCTCATCATCTGGGACGAGCTGACCCACTTCCAGGAGCGGCAATATCTATATATGCTGTCCCGGAACCGGACCACGAACCCGGCCATTCAGCGCACGAAAGTGATCGCCGGGACCAACCCGGGGAACGTGGGGCATGTGTGGGTCAAATCACGATGGATTGACCCGGCGCCGCCAGAGACGGTATGGGAAGCGCCGCTGGAACCGGACGTAGTGGCGGCTGTCCGGGCGCTGGGCGTGCCAGCGGAGAGTATCCGCCCCCGGAAGCGTCTATTTATCCCCGCCAAAGTCACCGACAACCAAAGGTTGATGGAGATAGACCCCGGCTACATCATGCGCCTGGCCAGCTTGCCGGAAGCTGACCGGAAGATGCTCATGGACGGTGACTGGGACGTATTTGCCGGGCAGTATTTCTCTTGTTGGCGGCGTGAGATACACGTCGTACAACCTTTCCCGATACCGGAGCATTGGCGGTTGTTCCGTTCCATTGATTATGGTCTGGATATGACCGCCTGCTATTGGTGGGCGGTGGACCAGTCTGGCCGGTGCTACATATACCGGGAGCTGTACCAGCCGGACCTGACACTTTCGCAGGCGGCCCGGAAAATCGTCGAGATGACCCCGGAGGACGAGCGAGGCCGGATAGAGTACACGGTAGTCAGTCCGGACCTCTGGAACCGGAGGCAGGACACGGGGAAATCGGGGGTGGAGACGTTCATCGAAAACGGCGTGGATGGCATACTGAGGGCGGACCACCGGCGGGTGCCGGGATGGTTTCAGCTGCATGAGTTCCTGAACCCGTTCATCAACGAGCACGGGGAGCAGGACGCGCATCTGAAAGTGTTTTCGACATGCACGAACCTGATTCGGACACTCCCGGCGCTGGTCCGGAGCGAGCGAAACCCGAACGACGTGGATGATAACTGTGAAGACCATGCCCCGGAATCGGTCCGGTATGGCGTGATGAGCAGACCGGCCCCGGCGAGGCCGATAGACCACCGACGAGTGGAGCTGGAAAGGAGGTTTGAAAAAGGCAGTCCAGAGTATCGCATATGGTCGCAGTACCTGGATGAGGAGGCAAAACATGACGATAGCGGTATAGACCCGTTTGACCTTGTATGAATAGGAGGGATTTGGTATGGCAAAGAAAACCAAAGAGACCGAGCAGGTCCAAATCGATGTGAAAAAGACGGATGAGTACCAAAAACTATTGTCTGAGTTTGAGAGAGTGAAGAAGGAGTTGGGCGCCGAACGAAGCCGCGCAAACATCATCGATGAGGCGGTACAGGTGGCGTCGTCTACCGGCGAGCTGCGATATCGGGGGCATTACATCCCGGCCGTCCACTACCGAAACATTTCCCATGCGCTGGGGATGGTTACCGCGGTGCGGGTGATGGAGATCCTGGATACGCTACGCGAATTGCCTGCGGATATCTCCCGGATGGTCCGGGATGTCCTGGCGGAGCGGGCCGATACCCCGAAGGCGGAGGGGACTGACTGATGGTACCGGTATCCGTAGTCATCGTTATGGCCATCGCCCTGGTGATTGTCTCAGTGGCGGCGGTTATTTTTGCGTATCTTACGGCGGCCCGGCAGATTGACTATCATGAGGGGCACTATACCGCTTTTCATCGGTACCAGGAGGTGACCCTCCGGCAGATGGACAACCTATTAGACCGGATTCAAGCCCCGGAGGCGGCGGCCCAGGCGTCTTTGGCCCAAAAGGTGCCAGTGGAGGAACCGACCGAAGAGGTGATTGATACCATCATGGGCCCCGTCGTGGTGGACAGACAAAAGGGATAGAAAGGGGGTGATACCCCGTGGCCGATAGACCGAAAGATACCCGGTCAGAGCTACAGGAGCGCATCAAAAAGACCGCAAACCGGGCGAGGATACAGCATTGGAAGTATATGAATGAAATCCTGAAGGGTAACTTCGCAGTCTACAAAGACCGGACGTCCGGCACCGTGAAGAATTTGTTGGCCGGTGAGTTTATTCCCGACTTCGGCGACCGGGTCAAAAAGGACCTGATCACATATCCCGACCCGCACATCATCACGATTGCCAACGGCGTGGATGGCCGAGTGAAAGCCAACCCCCTCATTCCGCGCGTGCGACCGGTGACCACCGACGACGAAGACAAAGACGCGGCCAAAGCGGCTACCCAGTTCTTGATGGCACTAGATTATGAGCAGGAATCCCGGTATAAGATCCGAGATAAGATTACGCAGTGGCTTAAACCATGCGGCGTCTTCTTTGCGAAAGTCTATTGGGATGTTAATGCCGGGGAGTATGCGCTGAATCCGATGACCGGCTTACCCTTAAAAGGACCGGAGGGGCAACTGCTCCGGACCGGGGATATTGCGATTGACTTTCCGCTGCCGCAGGCGATGAGGCTTCCGACCGGCGTCAGCTACTTCGAGCGAATTCCATATATCGGCGAAGAAGTGGCGATGGACGTCGAGTACATATACAAAAAGTACAATATCAAGGTTGACCCGGAAGAGGACCTTCATGATATTACAACGCTTACCGCTGATCCTATGTATGGCGATGTTTCGGGGGCACTAGAAAATCACCGCCGAGTATGGGAGTTTTATGACCCGCCGTCGGATAAATACCCGCATGGTCGACATCGGATCCTCATCGACAATGAGGTTGTTGAGGACGTTTACGACCGGGCTTTGATTGATGCCTACAGCGATCCGGAAATGGGCGAGTGGCACCCCTACATCATGTGTTGCTATCTCAAACAGGCTGGGGACATCTGGCCAAAGTCCCTTTTTGACTACCTGGTAGGCCACCAACTTCTTCTGAACCGTCTGAATACGATTATGGCGGCTTCTAACAGGTTCGTAAACGGCTGGTTTGACGCCGCGAAAGGAAGCGTGAACTGGCAGAAAGTCCGGCTTCAGGGGATGCAGGAAGATATTCCTCTCCTCGAATGGGATCCGGCAAAAGCCCAGGGGTATTCTCCGAAATACAATCCACCGCCGGTGATCAATGTACAGGCCCACCAAATGGCACAGCATGTCATTTGGCGAATGAATGATATCGCGGCCTACTATGAGTCCACGCGAGGCGGTAGCGATCCGAACGTTACGTCCGGGAAACAGGCACAACTTCTCCAACAGGCGAATATGACCCATGCCAATCCGCTTCTTTTGAATATCGCAGCCTTCCAGGTCCGGCTTTGGGAGAAAGAGCTTCGGCTGGCTTCGGTACATCTGGCCGGGGAGCGGATGATTCGGTATGTGGGCGAAAACAATGAAGTTATATCCGGGACCATTAGGCCGGAGCAAATCAAATCTGACGATGTTACAGTAGACAACCTGTCAATCTTCCTCATGACGCCCGAAGCGAAACAACAACAAATGGAGAAAATGATGGCGCTTGGGATTCTTGGAGACATGAGTGACCCAGTCACCCGGAAAAAGTTTGCCGACACTTACCAAATAGGTGATATCGATTCCTTCTATGAAGGTTTTACCGCTGATTTTGATATGGCGAAGTATGAAAACAAGCTCTTCATGAAAGGGAATTTCAACGAGACCGACCAGGTGATTATCGACCGCATTCAAGCCGAACACCAGGCAGCGGTCCAGGCGTGGCAAATGGAAGTCCAGACATATCCCGATCGGCTTCAGCAGTGGCAACTGGCGACCGCTCAGCGGAAAAATGCCCTGGCCAAACTCCGGTTGGAAAAGTTGGCCACCGGAGACAAGAAAATTGATATGCCAGCGGAAGAGATGTTCTTGCCACCGGATCCTGGCCCGCCTCCGGAACAACCTTCTCCTAACGCACCACCGGCACCGCCAATGTATCGCCGGGCGCGGGAGGAAGACGATGATGATGTCCATATCTACGCGCATACGCTCCAAATGAAAAGATTGGAGTTTGAAAAACGTTGCCAGGAGGTGCCGGAAACCCGGATGGTCTTCGAGTTCCACATTGACGACCACCGGCAAAACAAGGCCAGGAAGATGCAAAAGGCTCAGGCCATTGCCGCGCCGGTTCAGCAGCAAGCAGCGGCAATCCAGGCCGATATGCAACGCCAGATATTACAATCACAACCACAACAAGGAGGTGGTCCAGCGCAATGATTATAAAAGGAGGTGATTACCGGGAAGAGAAAGAGCCGGTACGTATCATCATTAGGACGGACCGGGACGGCAGACCGAGGCCGGTAATTATCAAGGGAGGTATTTCATGAAATATAGAAGGAAGCCGGTAGTGATAGAGGCGGTTCAGTGGGATGGAACAGCAGAAAGTTGGAACAAAATTATGGAGCTGGGTTTGACAAACTGGAAGCCTGGTGAAATGGGAACAAACACCTTTTATATCGAAACTCTTGAAGGTGATCACCTTGTTAGAGAGGGTGATTATGTTATCAAGGGTATAAAGGGTGAGTTTTATCCTTGCAAACCAGACATCTTCAAAGAACTCTATGAACCGCATATAGAATCGCATTATCAGGCTAATTAAACCCCGAAAGGGGCTATTTTATATCCAAATACGTGGGCAAACGTGTCGGCCCTCGTTTTGACGGGCAAGCCGGCGCGTCCTCACAAAAGGAAGGAGATTATGAAATGAGTTTTATTTCCGATGACTTGAGGCAAGTCTATGGCAAAGCGGGATTCAACCTGCAATATTTTGGTTTTTCGGATGACGATAACCTTGATGACAAGCAAGGCGGGGAACCCGCTCCTGTAGACCCTTCAGGCCAAGGAGGAGAACCCCAGGGAGGGGGACAAGACCCGTTCAACCAAATGGTGAACGAGTTTATGGACGACGGGCAACCATTCGATGGATCGCAGTTGCCGCCGGAGGTCCGTTCTGGGATTCAGAAGGTTCTTGAAAAGGCCAGCCCATATCGGAAACTGGCCAAGAAGTTCAACATCGACGACCCGACGCAGATTGAGCGCATGATATCCGGATATCAAGCGTTCAACAGTATGACCGCCCAGGACCTTTTGGCCCGGTTGGCAAAAATCATGGGACCGCAGATGGCGGTAGATTACATTGCACAGACCTACGGATTGAATCAAGATATTGGGCCCGCCCAGGCTGGGGGTGGTGCTCCGCAGGCAGGCCAGGATGCGCCGTTGGATTATGCGCAGATTGTGGAACAGGCTCTTGGCGAAAATGCGGAATATCTTGATGATATTACAAAGAAGAGTCTGGCGGCGACCATGAAGGCTATGGTGGACCTGTCTGAACAGCGTCTATTAGCGAAAGTGGAAGAGAAGTTTGGGAAGAACCTAAACGATGTAACGAAATACGTCGAGGCTTCCCGGCATGAACAGTATGTCTCTTCCGTCCGGAGTGCTGCCGAGAAAGTAATCGAGAAAAATAGGGGCAAGATTCCGAACACGATTACCGCCGAGAAAGTGGCAGAGACCGCTATCCGAATCGGAGCGAATCCGAGAGAACCTAAACAGATGGAGCTGGCCTTATTGGCTGCCATTGGAGAGCAACACTCCAGTATTCTGGACGCGACCATGTCTTTGGTCAGCAACCAGAAAACCAGCCAAACACAGGAGAAAATCCAGGAAAATCTAAAAAATATCTCCGGGAATATTCTAAAGTCCGGGGCGCCTGCTCAACCAGTTATGCCTGTTTCAAAGAAGTCCTGGCGCACTCTTGCGGAAGAAATAGCCGCAGATTGGGAGCAGAGCGCTTCCCGGTAGAAGGATAGGAACGGAGGTATGCATAAAGAAAGGAGTTGTCGACATGAATACCCTCTTGTTCCTTGTTGTATTCATTGCCCTAGTCATCATCGCGATGGTCAGGGCTAAACCGTCTTATGCGCAGGAGCCGGCTCATGAAGGGCTTGACCTGAATGACTTGGAACCGGCGATGAAGACGAAGATACTGCCGAAGCTGATAGATGTTACCAATGAAAGAAACTTTATACGGAATGAACTGCGAAGACGCGGTCAGGTAGAGCGCGTAGGGAAGGAATATGAAGTTAAGTACATGACCGCGAAGTCGGAAGGTTTTGGTTCCCGGCATTATAATGAACTTTTCCAGAGAGCCGGGCAAAGCCAATACCGGAAAGGTAAGAGCGAAACCAAGAACATCTTTGGGCGGATTCGTGTGTGGGGTGCTGACACGGATTACACCAACGCCGAGTACAAGGCCGTGGTCAATGCGGTTACCCGTGAAATCCAGTCTTACGGTGAAGCATATGGCACGAATATGACCCGCATTATGTGTTGGGACGGTGGGATAGAACCGCTTTGCGTGGTTCAATCCGCGGAAGTGGTTGGCGATAAGGTGGTCTGCACCTTGGGAGCTCCCTATACCACGAAGTGGCTCCGGATCGGGATGCCGATAGAATTCCGAAATGCGGACGGTAATCTGATTGCAACAGCGGGAGCCCAAGACCAGGATATAGTTAACGTTCTCGACGATAATCATTTTACTTTCGTGCCTACAGACTGGTCAGTTCCGATGCACCCGAGGGCAATTGACGGTCAGCAAAGAACAGACCTGTGCCAGGCGCTGGCTACGTCCAAGGTTTACCGGAACGGCACCTACGGTAAAGACCCCTACGGGATGTGGGCGCTGTTCGGGAAAATGGACAACATGATTGGCGACATTGACCGGTCAAACGATGATAACTGGTGGGCTCGTCCGCAAGTGTACCGGAAAGCCGCTTCCGGAAACGGCATCCAGAAAGGGGAAAGGGCTGGTACTCCGAAAGACTGGAACCTGGCCAACCTCCGGAAGTTTGAGAATGTCCTTACCTTCCAGGGCGGTGCGTCCAAGAGTGACCTAGTCTTCTTCTCTACCTCCGATGTTGCAGACTATTACATTGAGCTGTGGGCCAACCGAGGCGGCTATCATGAGCAAGGGCCAAAGGTTGATGCTTGGCCGTACCGGAAGGTATACTTTGACGGGATTCCCTGGCTAGTCGATGACTATTTCCTGGATAACGTCATATTTGGCGGTGATTTTAGCCAGTTGGTAGAGTATCGCTGCCGGGAAATGCACTGGGAGAACAAGACCGGGAAGATTTGGCACTGGATTCACGGTTACGACTGCTGGGAGGCCTTTACGGTCGAGCGCGTAAACTACGGTGCTTTGGACTACACCAAGACCGGGGCGCTTTGGGACCTCAAAGGTTATTCCGAGATGTCGAGCGCGTAAACTACGGTGCTTTGGACTACACCAAGACCGGGGCGCTTTGGGACCTCAAAGGTTATTCCGAGATGTAGTTTTCCGTTGCAAAATGGAAGAGGGCGGCTTTACGGTCGCCCTCTTTATTTTTATCGAGGGAGGGCTTTCATGCAATATGAATGGGAAACTGAAACCAAGCGTATTCGGGAAGAGCTGGAAGACCCTTTATTAAAGGTGGTTTGGGATACGGATTTTAAGGAATACCACATTTTGAAGCTGATGCCGGGAGGGTATGATTATGTTCCTCTGGTGATTGATGGCGTTAGGGCGAATCTCTTTTACCCCACTTTTTACTGGCATGTAACCCAGCGTGTTTTGGAGTGGGATGGCAGGGTTTATCCCCGGATGCGAGCGGCCAGGTACAGCTATAAAGACACCAAGACCCGGCGTTATGAGGAGCGCGAAATGGTGCGCCGTCGGCGGCGGTCATGGGAGCGTAAAGTTGAGGACATTGGTAGTGAGGCCGGGGACATGTTATATTTCCAGATGCGACCGTGCAAGTCAATTGTGGTCCCGCCGGGGGCTGGGAAGATATTTGTCCCGAAGGAGGGGTTGGCATGATACCAAGGTATTACACGGATATAGTGGAGATATCGTTCGTTCTCTACGACGAGCCCACCGCCGGGAAGTTTTCTGATATAGCCTATACCAACTTCATCGATGCCGCCCTTTATTCCGGCTACATTGACATTTGCATGAAGACCGGCTGTGCTCCGGGGAAGTTTGAACTGATAACCGTCCCTGGACAAGTAGAATATGATTACCCCTCCGGATGCAAAGTAGTGAAACTGGTCCGCTGGCGGACTAATGCCGGGATGAAACTGGAAAGGATCAGCCCAAACCACGTAGAGAGGCTTATCTATGGTACGCCGGAGGCGTATTACGTGACCCCGGATAAAATCGGGATATTAAAAGTCCCAAGCCAAATTTATACTTTAGATATTGATGGGTACCGTGGCCCGGAGAAACCTTTTGAAGATAGGAACGAAGAACCAGAATTGATTCCGATGGAATACCGGATTGTATTAGCGTATTACCTTTGCCGGGAGTATGCGCGGGTTGATAAAAAGGCGGTCAGGGCGGAACCGGGCTCTTTTGAAAAGTGGTGGGCGACATACAAAACTGCTCTAGAAGAAATGGCCGAAGCCCTTCATGAAGGCCGAAGTGATGATACTTATTGCGGGGTGATGTAGATGTGGCAACCGTTACCGAGCCCGCTTTTGCTTGGCGACCCGGCGACCGGCGGGTTTTCCGGGGGAGTGAAACGTGGAATTAGTAACAATAATCTGCGGCCTTGTGATGCCCAGGTGTGTTGGAATTACATTGGTACCGATAAAAACCTGGATAGCCGGGATGGGAGTATTCGGGTAAACAGCGTGGAGTTACAAACAGGTGTGCCGATTAGCGGCCTGTTTCGGTTCTATGACGGGAGCAAATTCCGGATTTTCGCCAAATGTGGAGCAAACGTTTATGATGTACAGGTGTTGGGGACAAGTCCGACGATTGCGACCGGTCTTGACCCGAGTGTCGATATACAGTTTGCCCGGTGGTTTGGCCGGTATTTTTTTGTGGATGGGAAGAACCTTTGGGCTGGAACGACTGGCGCGGCCTCGAAGGTTACCCTGCTGGACCAGGACGGGAACCCTTTGGCGAACCCGCCAAAAGGCCACTCTATTCTGATTAAAGACCAACGGATCTATCTAGCTTATGATCCGGATC